TGCAAGCATCCCTTGGAACTGCGTCAGGATCGCAAACACACGCTCCTTCTGGTTCGGACTCGACGGCGCTTCATCAACGATCACGTCATACTTCGTCGCCTCAGGAGACAGGGCGAGCGGGACGTACTTCGACTCTCCATCCTCACCGATGATCCGCACAAGCTGATCCGGCGGGAGATAGAGCTGCATCATCCGCAGGAACAGCCGCCCTTGAATCTTCCGGTAGCGGCGGAAGGCGTTGAAGAAGGCCGACAGGATGCCATAAGCTGCCTGTTTGCGTTGATGCTCCAGAACGCCCGGCTGCTGACGGTCCGCCATACCCAGAAGCTCAAGGTTCACGCCCGTCACGTCCCGGATCGAGCTAACCGAGAACTCAAGCATCGGAGGCAACGCCGAGCTAAGCGGCTGGTTCGGCTTCTCCTGAATGCGCTGATTGGACAGAGCCCCGGCAGGAACCCACGTAATCGCGTCCGTCTGAGCCCACGAGTTCTCAAACTGGCGCGCATCCTTTACCGCGCCCTCCTCGATCATCACGCCGCCCTTAGCTCCCTTGATGAACTGCTCCAGCATGGACGAAAAGAACTTGTTGGCGAACCGTTGCGGGTCCTTCATCGGCCTTACCAGACCGTACCAAGTACCCTTGTTCCGATCACGCTTGCCGGTGATGAATTTGTAGGTGAACTCGCCCGCCTCGATCTCCTGCTTGTCCACGATCTGACCCGCGACAACGAAGCACTTCCAATAGCGACGGCGCTTCTGGCGGACAGGCTGAAGCTCTACTTCCGGCGAACCGAGAATAACAAGCTCTAGCTCTTCGTCCGTCGCCTCGATCTCCTCGCCCGTAATCGGATGCTGGATGCGGTTGACGACGTAGGTTTCAAACCACTGGTACTCGCATACCTCTACCTCGTCATCGTTCTGGTCGGCCCCACCGTTCTTGTACCGAACGTCAGGATCAACAATGACCGGCGTGCGGGTTTCGCTTCCATCAACGCCGTCGAAGTCCAGATCACCGAACTCGTCCTCTGCCTCCTCACGGGACATGGGGATTTCCCGGATGATGTACCGGGCGTCCGCGAAGTTGGCCTTTCGGCTCGACGGGTCCTGATAGAACTGCAACGGGTCGCAGCGCTCCACGACAAGCTGACCATCCGGCTCCTCGTCGTAGCTAACCCTAGTCTCCGTAGCGCCTACACCACAGATCAGGGCGTCCCGGCAGGCGTCCGACTCCTCGTCCTCCGCATCGCAGGACTGGCGCAGCCATTGCGCGCCTTGGGACAGCACGTCCGTAACGCCCGTATCCTCCACAGTCCGGGGAAGATACGTGACTTCCTGACGACCCATGATCTCAGCACCGCTAACGGCGTCAATCGTCGTCTCGATGCGGTTGAACGTCACCGGAATACGGTTCTGCTCCTCCATTTCAGCTTCCGCCTCAGGCTCCCACTGCTTGCCTGCAACGAAGTCATAGTCCGACCGGGCATCCGAGCGCCAGTTAGACCAATGGGACTCACAGTCCTTCTTCCACTTGCCTAGCTGGGCGAGCAGTTCGTCGCCTTCTTCCTCGAAGTTCGGACCTTCTTCTCGATCAATCATCGGCCAACCTCAAAAGCTTTATTTTGGCGCGCTCAAGATGCCAAAGAACGTCACCGCCATCGGCTTGAGAGGACGCGAAATACTCCTGCCCGTCGCTATCAAAACCGCAAATCACCACCTCGCTCATACCCGCCGCAATCGCAGCTTGGAGAACGCGCTCAGCAGGAATGTCCAGACGAGAAATGCCGCCGAAAGGAACCACCTCCGCAGTCATCGCATCGTCTCCCGATCAACTTCCCGAATGGCCGCTTCAGCCGCAACGCCGTTAAACATGGACGACGGGATCAGGCGCTCACCAACCGAAGGCCCGCGCTGGACACGGATCAGCATGAAGTCATGGTTCTTCATGATCTCATGGCGCAGCGTCCACGTCCGGTTAAACCCATCAGTGCGCTTGATCTCCCACTGCCCCTCGTAAGCGTCAATGGCGTCTTGGATAGTCGCCGTGACCTGTAGCTCTGTCAGCGACGCTTGAGGACGCGAACCGCCTGCATCCCCATCAAAGTCGCGGTCGAGGGCTCGGACTTGGGCGGGGGACAATCCTGCATCGGCTTCATCGACGGAAAGCCCATCAGCAACGATTTCTTCGACAGCATCACTCACCTCGACAGGACGGATAGGGTTAGGATCGTGCTCAGGGTCCAGCTCAGGACGCACAATGGTTGTCGGCGTTTCGGCCTCACCACTCACAACCTCAGCAGGACGGACCTTCGGGGGGCGCCCACGACGTTTCGGCTCGTTCACAGCAACCCCCTCAGCATATTAGCCGCAAGGGGCTGACCCTCGCGCTCAAGACGTTCTATCGCCAGCAACAAAAGCTCTCGTTTCATGCGGCCCACCCTCTGCCTCTAGCACGTTTCTTCCCGTAACGCCTACCTTCCTCGTCAGGAACAACCCGAACCGGTGCAGCGAACGTCAGCGCTATGGCATCCGCGCCATCGGGCGACCTCATGCCTCTCGACTTAATGTCCTTCTTGCTCTCCAGAAGAATATTCTGCCTCGTGTCGTGCCTGTAGCCCGGAGCCATCAGGTCAGCATGGATCGCGTCGTCATCGGGAATGTCCGCACCCATGTCGTCCTCAAGCCAATCCCGCATCCGCATCCACATTTCAGCGCGGCGGTTCTTTGGTCCCGGCAGAGGCTTGCCCTCGTTATCAATCTGGGGATCGTCCTGAGGCTCTGAACCGAAGTTCACGGGCTCGACAACGCCCTCGTACGGAGGCCCCCAATCCTTCACGGTCTGGATGAACTCGCCGTAACCACCGCCCACGTCAATGAACAGCTTGACCGGATCGTCGTTGTCGATGATCGACTTGACCCAATTCGCCTTCTGGGGAGCCGTGAGCTTGGGACGGCGCTCAACCTTGATCAGCTTCCCGCCACGACGCCAAGCGACAGCCGTAGAATCCTCCCCCTGCCCCGCCGGGTCCATACCGACGACAAGTGGCCCCATCGGCTCAATCTCACGCTTGCGAGCCCTCAGCACTACTTCCTGATCGTTCGCAGCGATAAAGGCGCTATGACCCGTCGTCTGGAAGGCCTCTTGAGCCGTCGCCGGGTACTCCTGTTTGAACAGGAGCGGGTCCTTCAACTCGGCAATCTTGGCCCGACGCCAAACCATCTGTTCAAGGTCCAGCCCGTGAAGATCCATGTAGTCTTCATCGTCATCGCTCAGCAGGAAGCCCTCGGGAACGGGCCTGCGATACTCCTCAGACCAGAACCACGGCACGAAGATAGCGATGTAATCACCAATCCCGGCCTCGGCCTGTTGCCAGCGCTCGTGGAACTCACCACCAATCCCGTTGGCCGTGCTCTCAAGGATGACCTCTGTATCCGGCAGATCGGGAATAGCCTGAACCACACCAGCAAAGTGCGTAGGCGCATTAGGCCAGAACGCGACCTCCGATCCGTGAAAAAGCTGGACCGTCTTGGATCGACCGCGCGCCTTGGCTCCAGCAGTCCCGACCGAATAACCAGAGTCAAGCTTGTGGAACCGAAGCTCCTTCGCGTTGTCCGCAGACGTAGCGGGCTTAACGAGAGGATTGTTATGCTCGTGATACCGCTCAACCATCTGAAACAGATTCGTGGTCGCGTCATCCTCATGGGTCAGAATGAAGACCTGACACCCGACCCGGTGCGTGACCTGATGATAGAAACGGCCACCGATGTAGGTTGAGAAGCCCTGTTGCCTCGCCTTCAACACAAGAGCGCGGACCCTGCCCGTCTTGGATTTCTGCTCCTCAAGGCGGCTGTGAACGTACTGCTGCGCCTGATTGAGCGAGAACGGGAGAACCTGACCTGCCTTGGTCCTGATCTTCAGGCATTTGCTGGCGAAGTGCGGAAAGTCATCACGCAAGCGCAAACGGATTTGACGCTCTTCCTCCGTCATCCCTTGAGAGCCGCCAACGCTTCCTCATGACCAAGCACCGTAACCTCCTGCTCGGTCTTGTCCTTCCAGCCGTGATTGTTCTTCAGGTCGAAGATGATGCCCGGCGAGAAGTCGGCCTTGGCGAGGCGCTGGTTGCGATCATCCTCAATCATCAGCCTTGCCTTGTTTACTGTTAGGGAAAACTCATCCCCGTAGGTGGCGTAGTTGCTGAAGGACTGCTTGTCGCTAAAGCCCATGAACAGGCAAATGCCGGAGAGCGTTGGCATCTTTCCGTTGGCTTCCACAAACGCAAAATAGGCGTCTGCCTTATCAGCGAACGCCTTGGAATCGGGATACAAACGCGGTCGGCCCATTTCGGCCATTTAGCACCTTGGTTTGAACGCTCCGCTTATTGCCGTGGCTCTGCGTGAGGTTCGGTTTTATGGTTAGACCTCCTTGGGGCGTTCCGTCAAGGCCTCAGGATATGCCAGAGGAGAACGGTTTGCGGGCTGGCATCCAGAAACTTCGCCGATCCTGTGAGGCTAAGGACCTCTTCAGCGCTAAGCCCTGATACAACCTTCAAGACCGGCGGCATTCAGTTGCCCTTCTTGCTCGACACGGCAGGCGCGGTGCCTTTGATCGGAGCGAGCGGGTTGCGCGGAGGCTTGATCGACTTGACCTTACCAGCGCTGGCGTTGTGCATCTTGCCCTTCATGGGAGGACTCCTGTTTGCGTTGGCTTCAAGATAGCAGAAACCCCCGACACCGCAAGGCATCGAGGGTTCCGTTAGTCTGGCGTTGAGTTAGCGTCCGCCGGATTGCTGCTTACCACCAACCGGGTTGGCTTCGTCAGTGTCTTCGCCCAGCTTTTCCCCGTCCGGGCTGGTTTGCTCCAGAGCGCCGGGAGCGGCCTTCTGGTGCTGATCACGTTCGGCAGCAGTCATGCCGTCCGGGGACTCGCGGCGCTGCTTGGCGTAGAAGTCTTCCTCTTCCTGATGCACGACCTCACCAAGGGGCTTGTCGGGCTGGATGCGGTTGGCTTCTGCCTTGTCTTTTTCGGACTGCTTCGGCTTTTCGTTCTTGTTGGTCATCGTCGTCTCCATGGATCGGCGGAACGTCCGCTTAGCCTGAAGAACGCCCTAGACGCCACTCAGTTGCGGAATGGCCCAGATCAGCGCAGCGACGAAGAAGCACGCACGAGGCACCCACTCAGGGACGCGCGAACCCGGAATGGCAGCAGCAACCCAAAGGCCGAAGCCGACGAGAACTGCGAGGACGAAAAGAAGGCTCATGGCTTATCTCCTGTTTGATGGGTAACGGGATTGGCCGGAGATTGATCCACCCTCTGAATTCCGGCATCGAAGGCGACAAGTCGCGCTTGGTATTCTTCGTTGGTTTCGAGCCTAAACGGCTCTCCCCCTCCTCCGACTGGAGGAACGTAAAACCGCCCCGAGCTGAGATTCTTAAACCCCCGCGAAGGCGTTCGGAAATACGAGCCTGAATCTCCGTTGGATGCACTGACTGTCACGCGGCACCTTGCGTTTCAGCCGTCAGGCTCACGACTTGATCAACAAGCCACTCGACCGCCCATCGGGCCTCTCCGAAAAGCTTTCTTGAATCTTCATCGTTGTTAATCCAATCCTCAGATGCGTTCGCGAGCGCCGCCGTTAGATTGGACAGATCGTCCAGCGACCATTGATGCGTCCAATCTTTCTCATCCATCGTCTCACCGCTCATTGTTCTGGCCTTTCAGGAGGTTGGAGAACGGCGGAACGCTTTTGATATTAAACATGCCAGCGTCTTGTCCGCTCTCGATATGGGCCGACAGGGCGTTCAGCAAATTGCGCCCGTCTTCAAGCCAAGGAGCAAAGTCGTCGCTCTTAGATTCGTCCTTCATTCTCTCACCCTCCTTGATTGGTAAATGCCGCTGAAATGGCTCGGCGGATGGCTTCTGACTGGCTGACGTTCATCGCCGTGGAGAGCGAGGAAAGCTGGGCCTGATCCTCCGGGCTTAGCTCTACCTCAAAGGCTTTGTAGCCCTTTTCTCTCTGGCGCTTTTTGTGTTGGGCTTGGCGAGAGGTCACCACGTTCTGTTTCCTTTTTTTGGCTGAAGGTCGAACCCCTTGCCTCTAGCGCTGTCGCCATATGCTTTGAGGCTGACCCCGAACCGCCTTAGCGTCGTCGGGTCGTCACAGTCCTCAATGGCTTCGCGGACCTCCCGGAGAAGGCCCGCCAGCCGGTTGTCTTTGAACTCAAGCATAGAGTCCGCGATTTTCGTCGTAATCACGACGGGCCAGCTCGCAGAATTCTGCGTAGAAGCGGCTGCAAATGTCTTCACCTGCGGCTTGCAGAGCTTCCAGTTTGGCGTAGGCGGCGGTGTAAGCGGCGTTCAGGGCGGGGTTGGTCATGTCGTTCTCCGTTGTTGATCCCTTGTTCCGCGTCTCCGGGGTTACGTCAACAGGGTAACGGTATTATTTTTGATTCGCCGTAAATGCCCTTAGAGCCTGAACTAAATCGTTGGCCTCTAGGCCCGAAAACTGGCCGGGCCTGATCGCGCTCTCATCTGACTTTCCAGCGAGGATCAGGAGAAGACGGGCTTGGCTGATTGTTAGGGGGAAGGTCATTTTTCGCTCTCCAAAAGCATGGCATCACCGCTTTCCAGCCACTCATGGAACAACAACACCGACACCACCTCTGATGCGTTGCGAGCGTTTTTCTTTCGGAGAAAATCCAAGATTTCGAGTTGTAGTGGCTCAAGCCACAACTCCACCCGCTTTTCCCCCTTGGCTTTACGGGATGCGCGCTCTTTGGCTTTACGGGATGCGTCGGTCATCGAGCAGCCTGAGACGCTTCGATTTGCGTGGGGAAATACCCGATAAACTCTTGGCCCCGATAAGCCGAGTACAGTTTCGGGTCGCCAGTCGTCGCGCCATAGCCCCGGCGGCAGAAAATCGTAACGTCGCCTTTGGTTTGGGCGACCGAGCCGCGCGCGTCGTAGGTGGTTTCAAGGTTCTGGGTCATGTCGTTATCTCCTCTGTTGAGCCATAGAACCACACAGGACCGGTCACGTCAACGGTCTTGTTCGCTATCCCGGAAAATAATCCCGTTAGCCGCTCCCCACGCATGGACTATCTCGATCAAGTCGCTGAATTCTTTATGGGAAAGCTGACTGGATGAACGCCGCAGATTGACGAAGCCCGTTCCGTCTAGGCTTGGCAAAAGCCGGACCTCTCTAGTCAGGGCGTCAAGAAATAGCGCTCCCCAATCGGACGGCTCTAGCTTTAGACCGTGATGCATGGCTTGCCGGGATATGTCCGTCAGACAGGCCCACCATTTGTCATTCTGGGGGAGCGAGCGCTTTGGATCGTGAAAGGCGACGCGGGTCAGATCAGGGACAGAATCCACCCACCGATGAACCCTGTCCCTGTCTGCCTTCCCTCTAATGGTTACGAGGGCGGTTGCCATTGATCAAAACGGCACTTCTGAGTCTAGGTCGTAAGCGGGCTTGGAGGGCTCTTGACGATCCGAACCGCCGCCGCCTGCCGAGCCCTGCAACGTCACCTGATCCACCCGAACGCCCAGATAGGTTTTGCCGTTGTTCTCACGGCTGGTGAGGTCGCCTGAAACCGTGATCGGCGCGCCCTTCTTGATATGAGGCTGGAGAGATTCGCCCCGCTTGCCCCAAATCGAGCATTCAAAGAAGAGGGTGGTTTTCTCCCGCCCCTGCCGGTCATCCACGGCGACGGAGAACCCGCACACCTGATCGTTCCCTGCTTGGCGAAGTTCGGCGTCTTTGGTGACGCGGCCTGCGATGGTGATCTGTTTCATTAGGCGACTACCTTTGTTTCAATGATGTTGAAGCCGGGGATAGAGCGCTTGCCGGAGCGAACGTCATCCTCTGCCAGTTTTTGCACGACAGCCTCAAAGGCTTCCGGGCGTTCGGTGAAATAGTGTCGGCACGCTTGGCGAACGTCAGACAGGTTTGGCTTCCACACGCTTCGGAGAGTAGCGGCCCGACCATAACCCGAAGCTTGAGGGCGGGCCTTTTCCGCGTCACTGAGAGCCCTTGAAGCGGCCTTGGCATCATCCGCTAGGGATTCGGCTTGTTCCTTGTCTGCGAGGCCCTGAGCGGACCGTAGAGCGTCTTGCGCCTTCTGCGCTGCCGCGTCGGCTTCGGCCTTGGCCTTCTGCCTAGCGGCTTCCTGTTCATCGGCTACCCGTTGCAACCACGGGGAAAGCGAGGCCTTGAGCGCTTCAATCGCCAGAACCGTCTTGCCCTTTACCGCCTTCGTGTTGGCAATCAACGGGGCGTATCGGGCCTGAACCTCTGCCTTTCCCTTGTCGAACGGATCATTCTCCTTCACCCGCTCGGCATCGGCAAGCTTTTCGGCCTCCTGAATCTGGCGCATGAGGGACTGAACCGCATCGGCCTGACCCTGAGTTTCAATCGGCTTCCCGTCTGCAAAGTTCTTGGCCTCCGAGTACAGGTCGTCAATGTGAATGCGGATCGCGTCGAACGGGCCGGGCTCGTTTGGAATGTGTACGGCTTCCATCAGAACGGAACCGGGTCTCGAAGCGCCTCATACAGCTTCGTCAGCTCATCCAGACGCTCCGGCATCGAAAGATCAAGCTCAGCACACAGGGCGGAACCCTTAGCCCATGCCTTTTCCAGATCGGTGATCGGCGCATTGCGTAGGGCGTCTTCAAGCAGGTTCGCCCGGTCCGCCAGTGTCGGCTTTTTGGCCTCCTGCTTGGCGGGCTGAACGCTATGGGTCATCGCGTCGGCGTCGTTATCGCCCTCCGTGGGGATGCAGAAGGCCTGCATGGCCGCGTACTTGTAGGCCGCACTCATGGCCTTGTTCGTGGCCTTGTCGGCCATATCCATCGCCTCGCCGTAGGTTTTGATGGTATGGGTCGATCCGTCTTCCGCGTGGACTAGATCGAACTCAGCCTCAACCGTGACATAGAACAGTACGCCGCCTTTCTGCGTCGTCCGCTCCACAACTTCACGCGACAGGACGCGGGGCAACATCAAAAGCTGATGCTTCGCCAAGACCGACGACAGGGCGTTGTAAACGTCGTCAATGCCACGGAAGTTGTAGTTCTGCTGCTGGTTCTTGCGGTCCTTGCCGATACCGTCAACGGCCAGATCGGCCATTACGGCGCTGATAGCCTGATAAACTTTCACGCTTCCTCCTCTGCCGCTCGCCTAGCCTTAAAGGCTGTTTCGAGGGCTTTGATTGATTCTGTAACTTCTCTGGTTCGGTATTCTTCCGGGAGGGACTTGAGGACCATCAGATGAAAAGTGCAGTCCCATCCCGTAAGGTCTGGCTCATAGCGCTTTCCGATCAGCCTCCAGAGTTGGCCGTTCTCCCATTTGGCTATGGGGGTCATACGCTTTCCTCGGCTTCCTTCACAGGAAGATCAATCCAGCGTTCGCGCGGCACAGACTCCGTCCAACGAACCCGACCCTGACGGGCGTTTCCACACCATTTGCAGGACCGGGTTTCGCCGGTTTCGGACCATCGCGTCTCGTCACCAAAGTGGCGCGAGTGGCCACGGTCTATCGCGCAGCGTCCAATCGCCTCGTACTCAGCCCAGAAGGACTCCAGCAACGTCAGGTCGGAGACGGGGAACATCCAGCAGCCGACCTCGGCTTTGCGACCAAAGGTCAGAACACGCCACAGCCGCGAGCCGACGAACCACCTGCCGTCGTCAATCCATCCGATCCAGAGCGTTCCGCTCGCGTCGGTGTAAACGTCGTGTGACGGGCAGGCGGCGTTCTTCTTCGCCCATTTCCTTAAGTTCGGGCTGTACTTTTCGCCCGCTAAATTCCACGGCTCCGATGCGCTCTCCTTGGTCATCACTTCCTCCTCATCATCTTGGCTTGAAGGGACATGGCCCTTATGCAGAATTGTTCGTATCTGGTTTGTTGTTCTGGGGTGAGGGTAAGGCGCTCTAGACCGCCAAGCGCGGCTGTTGCAGCCGATATGCATTCCTCAAACGTAACCGGCGTTTTCATTTCGGAGGCTCCGGGTACGGCATCCAATGAGTCGGAAGCTCGCAAAACCCCCACCCCTCTTCGTCGTAATCTACCCGGCCCCACGTCTCGAAACATTCGGTGGCCGGGTTAAATCGGGCCTTTGCTTCCCACCATCCCTCGGGCCAGTGTTCGCTTGGGCTCGGCATCCAGACTTGGAATTCAGTCCCATCCTTCGGCGCAGTCTCAATCGGTTGCCACTCGCTCATTCTCTTTCTCCGGGTTGGGTGGAGAGGGCTTGGCGGGCTTCATCAATGATGGGGCCGATTTGGTCTGCCTTTATGGCTCGCGCCAAATCCGACCCGCTGGCGACATATTGATCGGCCACCTTTATCATTTCGCTCAATGCCTCCCTACATTGCTTGGTGTAGGAGAGGAGGGCTTTCAGGTCGGTAATGTTGCCTTGAAGGTGGCCCCACTTTTCGGCTTCCGCTACGACAGCGCTCAAACGCTCCATTGTCTCGTTGATATTGGTCATTCTGAATCCTTTCGCTTGCAATATTCGTCAAAAATTGCGGAACATCGCACCGCAACCAAGGACGTAGCGATCACAAAGAAGTTCACCCAACTGACCCCTCCGGCCACCGCGTAGAGAGCCATAGTGGACAGAACACACACCAAGAAATCCAACCAGAAACTAGCTCGGCTCATCACTTCTCCCCCACCTTAAGAGACGCCCTCAGAACGTCAGAGGCTTGATGGCCTACGCTGTCTTGCATGTGATCCATGACGACCCTGCAAATCTCTTCGGCGTCCTCAGTGGGCTTACCGATGTGCCAGCCCTTGAGGTCTGAGATATACGTCTCGACGGCCAGCTTCAGGCGCTTGGCGGCGAGATCCATCCGCACCGTGTCGTTACCGGCTTCCGAGATCAGACCCCGTTGGTCAACGCCCTCGCTGCTCTCCAGAACCCACGTCTCGAAGGCTTCGGCGGCTTGGTTGAAGTTGGACTCTCCGATCATTGGTCGGCTCCCTCAATGGAGGCCTTGACGAGGGCAACGGAAGAGAACTTGTCGCCAGTCATTTTGGAGCCAAGCGGCTGATAGACAAAGCCACCGCCTTTTGCCGGGCGAATCTCGCCCACCTTGCGCCCATCAAGACGAACCGAAACGCGGTCACCGACTTGGGTGTAGGAAAACTTGTTGGTCATGTCTCTCTCCTCTGTTGAAACCAACATAGCGGAGGGAATGGATGCGTCAACACCTTTTATCGGGGTTTACATTCTTTTCCTGTCGTGCATGATGGCGGGACAGAAACAGGAGGCCGCATGGCACGTCTATACGAGTGGGAAAAGTTCCTAACGAGCAAGGAGCAGGCCGACATGGCCGTGTGGCTTGGACAGTTGAATTGCGCCAGAAACCGAGTCGGACAACTTCAAGGGGCGCGGGACGAAATCCGCCGCAAGGCCGTCCAACGCGCCCGCAACGCCATGAACAAAGAGCTGCGCCGTAAGGCTAAGGAGGAAAGCAAATGAGCTGTGACTTCAAACCGGGTGATAAGGTCATCTGTGTGCTTGACGATGGCGCTCCTGAGTTGGTGCGCGGACGAACATATTTCGTCACGATGATTCTTTTGGGCGGGTCTGGCGTGAGGGTTTCTGGCGCCAATCCGAGTGAGTGGTGGAAGATAGGTTTTTATTCTTATCGCTTCCGCAAGGTCCAGCGCCGCAACTCCAGCCTGACCATCGAAGCCTTCCTGACGATCAAGTCTGGCCAGCCAGAAGGACCCACGCGCACACCGTCCAAAGAGAAAGCTAAGGAGAAAGCCCAATGAGCCTCCTCACCAAAATACTAACCCCCTTCCTTGAAGTGAAGAAGTGGCTTTTCGGGAAGAGAGATCACGGCGATCCGTCTCAATGGGCTTGGCAGAACGATCCGTTCTATGCGGCCAAGAAACCACTAGTGGACGCCTACACGGCCCCGTCTTTCGTTGGCCGAATGGAGGCCGAGCGAGAACGGTTCAACGGCTTGACGGATGCCCAGCGCAAGAACGAAAAGCTTGCCTCGTTGGCTCGTTGGCTAGAAGTCGCTGGCGAGAAATATACCAAACTTCGGCAGCAGAAAAAGCGCTCAAGCCACGTCCTAAAGGCCATTGCTGACGCGCAGCGGGAACGCATGGAAATCGAGCTTGGACGGCGTGTCTATGACCCTGCTTTCGGGGCTTGGGTTGTGAAGGGGGAGAAGTGATGGGCGTGACAAATCCCGCTGGTGTGGCGATCATGCCTGAGTACCACAAGCTTCTGATCGGAGCATGCGAGGCGCGCATCCGAAACGGAACAGTCTTGGGCGTGCACCCCACGATGACAGTCGGCGCAGACACCCTACTTGCCCTCCTGACCGCACCCACTTCAAGCGGAGCGGTCTCGGAGGCTGAAGTTGAGCGTCTGTGTGCCGCCATGCAGGACGGCGTCGGATGCACCCCTTGGGACAATCCCTCTTGGGATCAAGACGGTACCAACGGAGCCTCAAGACAAGGTGTCCGAGACGCCGTTAAGCGCATCCTCGCCGCCATGTCAGGCCCTCCATACCCGTCAAAAAAGGGGGGATGAATGACCCCTCCCGACATGATCGGCTTTGTGGGGTTTGAGCTGCCTTGGCCACCGAGCGCTAACCGGCTTTGGAGATTCGTTCCCGGAAAGCATACGCCCCTGAAGTCCGCAGAGTACCGTAAGTGGCTCTCCGAGGCTGCGCGGTGCATCGGTCCCGTTCCGATGATCCGAGGCCCCTACGCGCTTCTCCTAGAGGCATTCAGGCCAGACAAGCGCCGTCGCGACCTTGGGAATCTTGAGAAGCCGGTTTCCGACCTCCTGCAATCGTGCTTCGTCGTTGAAGACGACTGCAACGCCCAAGAGATTACCCTTCGGTGGTCCCCTGAGCAAGTCACTGGCGGGCGGATTAAGGTCTGGGTGAAGCCGCTTGCGTGAGCCTGTCCTGATCCACAAACGCAAGAAGTTCAGCGCCAAGGACCGAGCCCGAATCTTCGCCGCTCACGGCGGCATCTGCGGAATCAGCGGAGTGAAGATAGGCCCTGACGATAAGTGGCAAATCGAGCATCGCATCCCTCTGGCTCTTGGCGGGACTAACGACGACGAAAACCTCTACCCGGCCCTCGTGGAGCCGCACAAAGGCAAGACGCGGATAGATCGGAAGGCGATTGCAAAGTGTAACCGTCTGGAGGCTCGGGAGAACGGCTCACGGCGAGAACGTAAGCCTATCCCATCCAGACCCTTCCAAAAACCCACACAGAAAACCCCTTGGCCGAAGAGGCCTAACGCATGGAGGAAACCAAATGACACTTCAAACTGAGCTGGTGCGGGCCGAACGGCTTAAGATGCACCGGATTAACGAGGATTTCTCATACGGAGAGCCTTGGGACGACGAGCGAGATCAACAGCTTCTGGGCCTTGTTCGCTCCGGCCATACGCGGGCCGAAATCGCCGCGATCACCGGACGGACGAAAGAGGCCATCAAGGCGCGTGGACAGCTTCTGAACCTCCGCTTCACCCGCGACACGTTCGGCGGCACTCACAAGACGACATACGACCGTCCGACCTATGAGGGCCGCAAGGAACAAGAGAGCCGGGACCGGTCGTTCATCCGCGCTCTGGCTGTTGCTATGTACCGTGGCGACCACCTGCCGGGGGCTTCCAATGTCGGATAGCACCCGCGACACCATCGTCTCAATGCACCTTGACGGAAAGACGAACGGTCAAATCCGACAGGCTACAGGCTTAAGCCGGGGGACCATCGGGGGGCATCTGGATCGCTGGCGGAAAGACAAGGTGAAGAACCCGACTCACCACCAGCTTAAGCCCTACGCCCCGTCCATGATGGAACGATCAAATCCCTCCTATGATAAGGAGCGGGATGCAGAACAGCGCCACCGTGAGAATGATCGCCGCTTTGTCGTGGAACTGGCCAAGGCTTTCCAGCGTGGGGATCATCTGCCGGAGGGTACTATTCCAGAGCTTCGGCTTATCGGGTAAGAAAAAGGGCCTCCGAGAGCGAATCATCGGAGGCCCAACCACAGCGGAACAACGGAGGAGGAGAAACGCCGTGGCGCAATTGAAGCTAGTTCAGATGGACAATGTTGTAAAGCTACCTGTCAGAGAGCCCTCCACGTTCGATGACGGCTGGGCTTGTCGTGCTGGCATGATGAAGAAGCGCGGGGACGGTTCTGACAAGACCCGCAAGCTATGGGAGCGGCACGCCAAGAAGGTGGGCTCAGCGGCTCTCCTAGCGGCTCTTAAGCGGTATCTCCGTGAGGAGAAGGAACCTACGTGTGGCTATCCGGGTCTTTCGGTGTGGCTGAACGGGGAGCGTTACGATCACTGGCTTTCTGCCAGCCCAGACCCTGCGAATGAAGCCGCGCGCACTGTCGCGCCAGATTCGATCCGTCAAAAACTTCTTGAAGCCATCGGGGAGCCGTTCGTACGTTCATACCTAGACCCCTGCACATTCCATGAAGACGGCTTCATAACGCCAGCTACAGAGTATGCCATGAGGAAGCTTGTCGAGCAAAAGGGAGCGCTCAAGGCGGCGGGAGTTGCCGGGATACGTCGGAGGGAGTAGGGTTCCCTTAATCCAGCCACGGCTGGAGGGGCCGAAATGAGTCGATTTTGGCAGCCCCATCAGTCCTTCGGGATTGGTGGGGTTTTTGCTGTGCGGGGCAAAGCCAACCTGCCCTCAGGGTTCCATATCCTAGCCGCGAGCGCTTTGATTCTATCTCTTACCCAGCCGAAGCCGGAGCGCCGTCGAGGTAGCGGGTCTTTAGGGGTTCCACCCTCGTGATCGAGACGCCGCACAGCCCAACCAATCTACCCCTTGACGATCCTGCCGTCTAGGCATTGAACCGCCCGTTAGCGCAGTCCAAGCGGAAGACCAGAGGAAGCCTGTAGGACACGACGCCTCCGTGACAACAGCGGTCCAGACGATCCAGCGCCTTCCTCTGAGCGGCCATCAGCTTTAGCTTTGCCATCATCCGGTTCAGATGATCCATGTCCGTCGTTTTCATCGGGCTTGACCTTCTGCGCGTCTAGGTGCATCCATAACGGCGAAGGGGCCGCCGGATTGAACAACGGCGACCCCTCCTAAATCGGTTTGCCAGAACCGATTGCGTAACGCTCATTACAGATAGCGCGCCGCGATCTTACTGACAACCCCTTTAGGCTCCTGATGAACCGGTCGGTTAACGGCAGCGGCGCGGGTGCATGGCTACTGTGGGACGACCAAGCCAAACCCGGTCCTAGAGGCGAGAGGGTGGTCGATGGAGGGGAAAGCCTCCTGAAGTAGTTGCCTAGGCTGCGGACCTTTCCTGTCACGTAGCTGTCTGTAAGCGCCAGTCGGCTCGGTTGAGCTTGTTAGGCCCCAGACTGGAACGCCCCTCGCAAGTTTGGTTTCGACCAATTTGTGCGGGAGGGCTTCCTATGTCTGGTCACACCAATCTCTCAATTGAGCTTGTAGGTAGGAAAAAGGGATAGAGGATGTATCAAGCTAGAGGAAAACAGGACGGCATGACCGTCTTTCAGGTTTCAGGAAACGACCTGAGCTTCGTGTTCAACGAGACGAAACGATACGCCCATCAGTACCAATCTGAAGGACCTGTCGTGATCGAACAAAAAATCGGTCGTCGCTGGAAAAAGATTTGGGAGATTTAACGATGAATAATTCTGACGAAAAGACCGAGGTCGCCGGTCCTGCTCACGAGCTTATCTCGGCATCTGCGTCCCACAAAGTTTACCAGCTATTGGTGAGCGAGGCTCAGCTATCGGGAAGCCTTATGGGCGCTGCGGCTGTCATGTCTGGGGCTTTGGATGGTCTGGCGCATTACATGGCCGACGTTCAGGTCACAGACGGTACGCCACAGCAGATCGCATCCGACCTGATGCCGCATTTTGAAAGATTCCTCACTTACCGTGCGAGTCCTGTTCAGGGGCAGGCGTAGCGCAGCGTAGTGAAACAAAACCTAACCACCCATAAGGAGTAAGAGAGATGGACCCGGAGCCGATGCTTTTCATGGGCCTGATCGGAGCGTCCATAGCCTCCGGATCGAAAGAAATCTGGTACTCTGACGGAACGCCAAAATCGACCGTTGACCTATTTAGGGTTCCTTGGGTTCGGGACCATATCCGCCAAGAAATGCGGGACAGGTGGGCTTGGCGGGAATCTCGCGGGCTCTAATCCCCTCCTCACTAAACAAGGATGAGAAAACATGAGCCGAAGTGATCCTGAGCCAGAGCAATACGACCATCATGAACAGGCCGCGCGAAAGATTTTCCGAGACAGCGGGTTTGAGATTGCCGCCATGCAGTACAAGAGAACTCCCGCCCAGATCGACGCGCTGAAGGCCTTCAATGGTGTGCCGCCAGAGTGGAAACACCCTTTCGCATGGGGCTATTTCCCAAATCCGGGGATGCGCGCGTTCTGGGAAAAGAAACTAGTTGACTAGGCGGGCTATAGGGAGTTGACTATGCGTATGAAGCAGCCCAGCCCAATCAGTGTTCGTCCCCGCAAAGGCTCCGATCTGGAGCGTCTGTGGGAATCCGAAAACCGATCAAACAGAGAAATGGGCGAGCATATTCATTCATGGGCGGAAACCTTCGCCAGCATGAAGAAACAGAGCGAGGAGAAACCAGAGTGAACGCAGCTCAGATTTTTGTTGGGGCCGTTAGCCTTGTCGTTATTGCTGCGCCGTTTTGGTGGTGGCTAAAAGCAATTCGCGGAGATGCAATCGACAAATCTTACGCCCCTATGTGGTTAGCGGTCGGATTTCTCGCCCTCTTCTGGGTGGGGCTTACCGGAATTGCTTTGATTGGTCAGATCGGAGCTGCGTCATGAACGACTACAGCGATCACCGACGCTATGAGGCAATGCGGACCTGCGACCGGGATGCTCTGGAGCGGGGCTTTGACTTCCGCCCCATCGGCTACGAACCAGCTTGGGTTCGTGGCCTCTCCAGCCTTATCAGCGCCTTCGCCAAGCCCTACGTCTGGTTTGCTCTGGCAATGCTGGCTGGCTCTCTTTCACTCTTTTGGATTTAGGAGCCCGTAATGTCTGAACCCAAGACTGCCGAAGTGAAGTTCGAGGACGCTATTGTCCGCGACATTGCCGAACAACTCGGCGCATCGATTGCGGGGCTGGGCTTCCCGGTCGGCATGGGGACTGCTCCGCCGGAGGAAATGTGCCGGCGGGCTGCGCGCGGTATCGTGGCGCTTTATGGCCGTCAGCTATCCTCCGCCGCCTCCGCTTCTCCCCCAGCAGAGACGGGGGAGGGCGAGGCGGTTGCGTGGCGGTATGCGCACCCGAACACGCCGACCGACTGGCGCGTGACGGATCATGACATCGTCAAAGACTGGCCGAACCTGATCGTCCAGCCCCTCTACACCCATCCCGCATCCGACCAATCCGATACGGAGAGGATGAGGGCGATAGCCGACGTTCTATCGCACCAGCACGATTGGCGGAAGGCGCTGACCGAAATGCGGGATCGAGCGGAGGTGTCGCCTCCCGACATTGATGATCGCTCGTATTGGCAGCGACAGCTTGACGTACTGGATCGCATCGTCGCCGCTCTCGCTGAAAAGGCGGCTGACCAATGAGCGGGGGGTTGAACCCGGACAAGGGCCACGCGAACGGCTCCTGCAACCGCACGGCCTGCCAAGCCCCGCTCTCTTGTGAGTCCGTTCATCAGTTCATGGAGGGCATATTCACTGGAGGTCCGCGCCTGCACTACTGCGCGACTTGTGCCGCCGACTTTGACAAGTGGGACTTCCGGTCTGGCGACCGCGTCCGCATCACGCGAGAGCCGAAATGACCGACCACGAACAACCCGCCGCTGGAGTGGCGATCAAGCCTGTCGATCAAGGCCTCGTTGACCGGATTGCGGGTCAAAACTGGCTGGGCATTGAAAGCACGATGTTCCGCCTGACGCAGTCGCAGGCAGAATCTCTCTCAGAAGCCCTCAAAGCCCCCACTGATGCAGGCGGGGCGGTGTCGGAGGTTGCGGACCTGCGGCAAGCGCTCGACTTGGCTTTGATCCGTCTCGGGCGGATGGAGCCGGGGGACAGCAGGGCCGTGAGCGACGAATATGTGGCAATGGCCGCTGCTGGAACGCCTCACCATAACGACGAGGGCCGAGCGATCATTGGGCGGGCGATCCTGATTGAGGGTGAAGCCGCCCTGTCATCCCCCCAACCCCTTCAACAAGGGGGTGAGGTTACGCGGGCGATGATCGAGGCGATCCTTGCGAAGCACCTAGCCAACAATCCCAGCCAGATCGCTTTCGGCAACGCGACCGGCGCGATCCTAGCCCTCTTCGCCTCCCTCGCTGCGGATCGGGATAAGGCGGTCGGGATCGCGAACCGGCAGGCCGACAACATGGCCTTCGTCATCAACCACGTCTCGCTGAACCATTGGCACGACAAGTTCCTGCGCGAGCTTGAGGAAGATCGAGACGCCCTTTCGCGCCTCTCCCGCCAGAAGGACCAACCCCATGACTGAAGAACAAAGAGCAGAGCTGGAGAAGCTGGCGAGGGCGGCGACGGGTGGAGATTGGGAGGTTCACAGCATTGACCACCCCTACCCGGCAAAGAGCGTCAAAGGCTTCGCCGACTTCCCGGCGGGGAGCTACACAGAATGGCGAGTGCGAACGGGCTGGATACACGGGCAGGCCAAAGACAAGGTGTCCGTGATCGGCTTGGCGAGCGGTCTTGATGGCCCCTCTGTGTGGCTCTCTGAAGAAGACGCCGCCTACATCGTCGCGGCCTGCAACGCCGTCCCTGACCTCCTCGCCACCATCGCCCGACTGGAAGCGGAGAATGTGAAGGATGGGGAGGCGCTGGAGAAGATTGAGCGCTGGTTTGGCGAGTTCCCCGAAACGGGTCTGTTCTGGCCGAACGAAGACGGCACCGAAAGCGACCGACCTGTCTCCTACGGAGCGGAGTACGGTTCCAACGGGGAGCGGGACTTCATGCGCCAAATCGCCCGCGCCCGCCTTTCCTCCAGAGCCAAGGACCAATCCCAATGAGCGGTGAACGCGAATTGTCGATGCCGAGCGTCGAACTGTCTGATGCGTCCATGGTAAAGATCGAAGGCGGCGAAGTGGTCACGTGGGCAGAGTGCAAGCGCCGTCTAGCCTTCCGCCCCGCCCATCGTGAAGCCCAACCCGAGAACGATGGGGATGGGGAGGTCAATGCTGTTCGGTTGGCGCTTGAAGATGCGGAAGCTCTCGACCGCACTGCCGAGGACGCCGATGGAAACAACTGGCAGGACTGGGGCGCGACCATGCGCCAAGCCGCAATCCGCATCCGGGCTCTCGCCGCCCTAGCCAGCAAGGGCGTGTGAGGGATGGCGCTGTGGATTCAAAACGTCACGACGGACCCGCTTAAGGCGGACATCAAGGGTGAGCCGCATGATTACGTGGTTCGCATCAACAACGAACCTCCGCTCGCGACCTTCAAGCATGACCGGGTTTTCGGGGCTGCTGAATGCCTCCGAGCCGCTGCGAACGCCATAGACTCCGCCAATGGAGCCACGTCATGACCAACCGCCGGGAACTGGCTGACAAGCTGGAGACCATGACTTTTCATGGTTATTGCGACTCTGAAAACAGGGTGCTCACCGAAGCCGCCCGCCTTCTCCGAGAGCCTGTAGCGGGGGAGGTGGAGGCCGAGGCCATCAAGCACCTTCGCGCCATGTCGCACGTCGCGCCGCGCTCATTCGAGGTCGAGGCGGCTTTCGACTTCATCGCGCGCCATGACGCCATCCTCAGGGCCCGTTTGGACGATGAAGGGAAGGGAGAATGAGGCACGCCATCAGCATATCTCTACGGGTGTTAGTCGGCCTTCTAGCCTTGGCCTATCTGGCTTGGTTCTGGGTAGGGGCTTTCAGGATTGTGCAGTCGGTTTTGAGTTAGAAGATATTCCACCAGCGTCGATTGCCTGATTCAGCGATCTCTACAATCGCCTGCTTCTTCAGGCTGCACAAAGCTAGATCGCCGTCGCTCTGAACCAGAGCACGCCCGAGGTCCCCAACCGTTTCTGCCGTCGATACGTCAACGGTCGAGGTGCAGGGGGCTTTCAGGCTTTCAGGGATTGCGATTCGAGGACTTGTCGCGCACGCGGACGCGCTGAAGCTCGCGGCCAAAGCCATCAGGCAAGCGCTGATCCGCGCCTTCGATACGTTCAACTTCACGCTCTTTCTCCGCTTGCTCTTGTCGAATGACTGGGGTTTCAGTCGCTACCTTGTCCAATGCCTCTACAGAGGCTTTAGCGGGGGCTAGGCGGGCTTCTGCACGGTCTGCACGATGCTTCTGGTAGGTGCAGGTTCCAACGCCAAGAAGGACGATGGCGATGATGCCTAGAGCGATCCAGCCGCGTAGGGTGATCATGTCGTCTCTCCTTTAGGTCTTCACAGAGTAGCGGGAATGGGGGAGAATGTCACCGCTGCGATTTTGCGGCCACACGTTCCTGAAAGGAACCACAATGCGTCTGCATGAAAACGGAAAACTGCCCCAACGCTCTATCCAAGACGAGCATCCTGAGGTTCCCCGCTATACGGTCATCCCTCACGAGGTCTGGTCTGTCGTAGAATTCGTGAACGGAAAATCGCGCTCTCTAGGCGACGGGGTAAACGCCCGTTTGGCGTTCGAAATGGCCGACGCCTTGGCCAAGGCAAACAAGGGAATGGCAAGCGTTCTGGGCGGTGCCGGATTTAGTCTAGAGTCAAACTACTCCCCCTATGATCCCTACCCGCTTCGGAACCTATACGAAACACGGGGAGATAGCTCGACTCTGCCAAAGACGGGCACGGTTTTGGTTTCGTCTAGGGCAGAACCTGAGGCTGAACAAGAAGAGTAGTTTTATCGGCCCCATTGGATTCGTCCGGTGGGGCCTTTTTCTTACCTGCTGCGTTTATAACGAAGTTAGCGAGTTATAAGGTAAGCTCGATAAACTCGTTATAACTCACCGAGCCCACGCGCCCGTCTTCCCGTGTAGCCACGTCAGGAACTGCCCGACCGTCTTGCCCTTCAGGATCGAGGGATTGGCGTTGGTAGCCGCATCACCAGCGATTAGATCGGCTCTGGCGTTCACGTCAGCCTTGATGACCTTCGCAGCGGTTCCGACTCCGAAGAAATGTGCCGCGTAGAGCGAGGCTGCATTGATCGGGATTCGGTTGTCTCGCAGGACCTTGGCGTTCTTTTCGGTGAAGGTCTTGGCGCGCTTTAGTTGCTCCTCGACAGACGGCTTAAGGCCCCCGAAAGCCTCCTTCGGGTTCGGCCCCCACTGACCGCCCTCGCCAATCCAAGTCGCCTTGATGAATTGGTACAGACCCGACGCGCTGGACGAAGCGGCCTTCACATAGGGCCGGTTGGCGCTCTCGATCTTGGCGAGCAATGGCCAGTAGCTATCAGGAATGTCCGTAGAAGCCTCAGGAACATCCCCTAGAGCCCCGAAAGTATCCTTTCCGGCCCATCCGTCCTCCCGGAGCCCGTTAGCCCTCTGGAAAGCTCTTACGAAGGCTTCGTTGTCGCTGGCTTTGGTCATTTGTGTTCCTCTGTCGCGGACAGAACGGCGTCCGTCCGCTCATTAGCTTCAACGGTCCCTTTTGATGAGCCGAAGAAGAAGCCGTAAACGTCCTTGAAAGTCGATCCGATCACGCCCGACGCAATGGCAATAACAAGGTCCCGGTTCTCATCGGGAATCCTGATGAACAGAAGAGCCGCAAAAGCACCCGACAGCATCGCCACAGAGGCGAGCGCCAGCCAGCCGCGAGAATCAAGCTTGGGAAGTTTCATCGGTGGCCCAGCCGCATTATGCGAGCCCAGACCTCAACACCGAACGTCGCCAAGGCGTAGATCAGCCAGCCACTAGTGGAAATGATGTAGGACCAACCCTCCCACGGCGTGTGGGGGATCAGGAGGCTTTGCGTGGACATGAACATCCCCACCGTTGCTCCAGCCAGACCGACGCGCTTTGCGTAGGACAGAGGCAGGCACCACGCGGCTAGTCCGGTCATGGTTAGGAGAGAACCCCTAAGGATGGCAGCAGCCACCGCTAGGGAGGTCATCGGCTCAAACGGCCAGATGAGGAAGAAGACGAGGAAGATGGCCGACAGAGCGCCGAAGCCAATCAAAATCCACGCGTCCCGGTGAAGCTCTCGGAGTTTCATTGTTTGTCCTCGGGCAATCCCCATAGCTTGCCTGTCTTGGCCAGAAGTTGAATACGTCGAACAATCACGGGCAAAATGAACAGCGCCGCCACACCCGTTCCGAACATAACGCCCGTCGCCATCGGAAGTCCCGCGTTCTGAAACTTCCAATGCAGAACGCCCGGCCCGAGACATAGAGCCGCGATGAAACCGAGAAAGACCCGCCAGCACTTCGCTCGCAGGTCTATTTCCTTGAAATCGAATTGCAGGCTTACCCCCCATAGCGCACCGCAAAAGGCAGCGCAGAACGTGACCCAATTCTCGAAACTGAAAAGATCATTCACGTCCGCTCTTCCTCAAGAGACGCACGGCTAGGCCGATGAAACCGGGCAGGCACACCAAAAAGGCTCCGGTAGCCCGCAAGAAACATTCCCACGACGGATCGTACATTCATCCCCCAAATCAGAGAAACAGCCATCGCGAGAAAGTCCGCGTTCAAGCTCCACATATACGCGAGTGCGAGCGCCTGACCAAGTTCTGTCCACCACCCGCCGGTTGCATAGGCAACCCCGTTGAAAACCATGTGCAACAACAGCTTGAGCGCGGCTAGTTGCGTACAGACGATATACCTCCGGTTGGGCGAGCCTAGTGTCAGAAGCAAAAGAGCGTAGAAGGTCAGCCCATCAAGATAGGGCATGATGACGCCTAACCCTCCACGCTCTAAGGCGAAAATGACGGCCCATGACGCCAGCAAGACAGCGGCAAACCGTCCCGACCTGAAAAGGGCGAGACAGAGAGCTAAGCCCAGACAGACGAAATAGGCCGTCAGAATCAATCGACTTCCTTAGGTTTCGGCGGGTTGGTCGGAGGAGGAGGGGGAGGAGGTGGCGGCGGGGGCGGAACTGGAGGGGTGGTTACTTGGCCTTCGTCGGTCATTTTCAATCTCCTTGTGGGTTAAGAGCCGATCTGAGTCCAGTGACCCGTACCGGGGTTACCGATGAACTGATACGGCTTGTTTGCCGTCATTACCAAGTCAACCGCCGCTGTTAGCGAAAACTGACCCGTTCCCCCTGCTAGGTGTTTGATTGTCGTATTTCCGTTCGTTGCCATCATCGTGACGATCTTGCTCGTCGCGATGGGCGTCATGTTCGTCATATTCGTTGCCGACCCGTTGTTTGGGCGCACGACGTTGTGGGCTCCGCCTTGTGACGCAAGGGGAGAGATCGAAGGCGTTGCTCCAGTGACCGTGATGCTACTTTGGATCAGCTCAGGGCTGGACTGATTCCAATCGCGGAGGGGGGTCGCCAAGGGTTCCTGCGCGCTGTTAACCCGCACCCAAGGTAGGGTATCTCCGTAAGAGCCTCCGCAAGCCCGAACGACGTTTCGGGTATTGGTGGTTCCGACAAACTCGAATGCGGAGGTCGCACCCGCCGCCAAACCCATGCGACAGGCGATCACTTCCAGCCCACTCAGGTTCTCGGCGCGAAGGGCGTGGGTGCCAGATGTCGTTCCAGAGGGAGACGCGTTCACGCTCATGAGAACGAGATTAATGACGCCAGCGCCCGTGCCGCCCCCGGTCCATCCGCGCCCTACGTCGATCAATGCATTGCCGTTTCCGGGGTTCTCCATCCCGATAGCTTGTATCAGTCCGTTCGTGCATCCTCTGGTCGCCGCCGTCTTGTTCGCAATCGAAATTGGCTGTCCGGTGCTTTCAATGTTCCCGCCAATGACCTTGTAGCCCTGCACAGCATCAATCGCGAGGCCACCAATCTTGGTAGTCGCGCCAGCCCCCAGCGCGCCGTTGATACGGTTATGCAGCCACATAAAGTGAGTCGTTACGCTCCCGACCCCCGACCCCTCCGCTTGGTCCCCAGTGACCACCAAACCATGTTCAGAGGCATTGCCACACCCAAAGAGGCGAGAGAGCCCGACAAACGGCATAATGCAGCCGTCAATATAGATTCCCGCCCCATCAAATTGCCGAACCTGACAGTCCATGATGACGGGGTGATTAAGATCGCGGCAGGTGATTCCTCGCTTGGCCCCGCTCGTGCCAATGATGTTCATTCCGAACACGCCACCGGCATAGGCGTAGGTCCCCCCGGTGTTAGGCCCCGTAATGTCAAAGCCCTTGGTTACAGCCGATCCGGTGAACCAGATTCGAGGCCCGTCTTCACCGTAGCCGGTCAACCGTACTGCATTATCCGCCCCGGTAGGAACGACAATATTTTGATCTAGGTAGAAGTTGTCAACGTCGTTTACAAACGCCCCGCGCTGCTCTGTTCTGGCAAACTCAATCGCCGCGTTGATCTTGGTGACATTGGCAGACGCGGAGCCGCTTCCGCCCGCAACCAGTCCGGCTCGGCTGGCGTAAATTGGTCCGCTATTCAGCGCCGCCGAAACCGTCATAGCGAGCATGTTCTGACGATAGCCGACAAGGTCGCTTCCGGTATCGTCCGCCAGTTCTGCCGACCCGACAGCGCCAATGTTGGTCCTCGCGGTGTCGGCATTGTTCAGGTCAGAAAGATTGTTGGCGCTTCCCAAGGCTCCGATGTTCGCAAGAAGCGTAGGGGCGCTACCGCCGACGTTATCGCCGTCAAGATCAAGCTTGTTGCCGCCGATGTAATCCAACAGCCCAGAAGCCGGGAAAGACTTCAGGGGACCGCTGGCCCTCCACGTAACAAAAAGGTCGTCAGCCTCGATGTTGGAGGCTTGGATAAGTTGGTCTGGCGTCACGCCCATTGTGGACCCCTCAACTGGCTTGTAGGGCGATAACGGAAACCGTCACGCCGTTGGCTGGGCCGTAGGAAACAAGGGTCTGTCCGCCGACAGCTACGCTGATCCCGAGGACCGTCACGGCGGCGAGGTTTTGCGGCCCCGACAGGCGATAACCCCGAACCTTGGCTCCCGTCACAGGAGAGCCTGAAGACGGAATCCACTCGTAAACCTCAAACACGCATGGGCCGCCAGAAATGGGAGGAACACGCGTAAATGCAGGCATCGGAGGAGACGAGAACGTCCGGGAAAAGGTAACGGTGCCTTCCCCATTAGCGTCCAGCGTCACTGGCGTTGCTGAGGTAAGGCGCGGGTGCTGATGGTCCGCGCGAGCAAACATGGCCGAATCAGAACCGACCTGACCACCGCCCTCGCTCGGCGGAACAAAGTTGGACGGAGTAGGCGGCGGAACCGAAGAAGACTGGCTCATCCGTAAACTTCCGAAACCGTAACCACGGCAGTCCCGGTCGCGACTATTCCATAGAGGGCGCCTTGATAGCCGTAGGTATTGGCCGCGCCGACCGCTCCTGCCAGATAGTCGCCAGTCGTGATGGTGACTCCGGTCGAGTTGCCAAGAAACGCCACGGTTGTTCCCGTGTTGGTGACCTTGATGCTCCCTCGCCCGGCCCGGGCCGCTGCAATCAGGGTCGCGGTCGTGCCAATCGTGATCTGTGAGGTCGCCAGCGTTGCGCGGCCAACGTCTTGAGACGACGCGGGCGCTGAGACAGACGGAGCGCTCCGCGTCGTCCCATCGGCGTTCAGAGTTATGGTCGTAAAATCGGCCTGAGTGCTTGTGGCGGGAAGCGGGAGAGCGCGAGGCATTGGCAAACTTTCTCTAATAAGGCAGAGTTAGCACATGAAAGCGCTAAGGACGATTGTTTGGTGGGCGGTTTTTGCCGCAATCATGATTCCGGTTTACATCGGGGTAAAAGGCTTTGTTCATGCCGTCATTCCACCTGTTGAGACAGAATGGGTGCGGCTGGCCCGCTAACCGGAGCGCCGCGCGGTCCAAGGTTGAGAGGCGGCATCTGGCCGAAGCGCGTCCCGAGTTGAACGATAGCCTCCCGGTCAGCATCGGTCAGAGTAACGCCGCGACGAATCTTGCTAAGCAAGCCCATGGCCGCTTGAAGGGTCGCAGGGATACCCGGCGCGTCCGCCATGCCGCCAGCAGTCAAACGGCCAGCCGTAGGGCTTCCGCGCGTGGAGTCCATGAAGTTAGCCATCGCCCCACGGTCACGCAGAATCCCCATGCCGCCCTGAAACAGATCGGCAGCTTCGGGACCATAGGTCGCCTCAAGAACCTGACGCGCGTTGTTCGACTCAGCCCGACCAGCGAGGTTGTTGAGCGGCCCCACAGCGCCTTCACGAGCGCCGCCGAGCTGCTGAACGATAGTGTCACGCAAGCCAACACCCGCCGCCTCACGCGTGCTAGGAAGCGGAATCCCCGCCCCCATTTCGGACGCGGCTTCGGTTCGCTGAAGCGTATCCAGATTGTCGATGTAGTCAGCCGGTCGGGTTTGCGGACGCAGAGCGCCCAGACCTTCCTCAACACCCTCTTGAGCCGCCGCATAGCCCCTGTAGGTCGAGCGAGCGGGAAGCAGGCCCGGCACGTTGTCCAAGACCTCATTCAGCGCCCCTGATCGCGCTCCGTAGTCAGCAGCTAGGCCAAGGTTCTGGTTGTCCCCCGGAAGGCCCGCATTTCGTCCCGCCTGCCCGATCTGGCGGTTGATGCGGTCCAGAGCCGCCGCCGAAACATCATCAGCTCCACCGTTAGCCAGCGCTCCAATGTCTTGGGCTTGATCCGGGAAGCGGAAGGACGACTCCTGACGGGCCGCGTTCATTTGAGGCCCCATGCCGTCAAGGGCTCGGCGCGATTCATCCGTCAGCGAGACGCGTTCACGGTACGGTTCGGCATAAAGCTCATCCGCAAGCTGGCGGTTGGTGCGGCCAAGATCATCCGAGTAGGCAGCAGCCGTGCGCGTCTCTCCGGGAGTGAGCCGATAAGCCTGTCCGACAGCTTCGTCCTGAAGCGAGCCGCGAACCTCATTGGCGTACTGAGCGCCAGCCGTCATCCCCCGTCCGGGAGCTTGTGCGGCCCCGACAATCAAGGCGCGGGTTCGGGTAGCGTTCGGGCCGATAGCGTCCAGAAGGTTGGGCGTAATGCCACGACGCACGGCCTCCGCAACATTCTCCCTGATCTGATCTTCGCTGATGCCATCCTGACGCATCGTCTCAACCAGACGTGAGATATTGCGGCGCTCGACAGAGCCGTTCAGCATCGGGATACGACCACCAGTCGCACGATTGAGGACTGCCGGGATTTGATCCGCACCGGTAAAGCGAGCCGCAGCAGTTGCCCCGCGCGCGGCAATCGGAACAGCCCCACCAACCACCCCGCCGACGATACCACCACGGACTGTCGAACCGACCTCATCACCGGGAGCCGAGTTCAGGAGCCCCTGGGTTGCCCCATAGCCCGCCCCTACAGCGCCAGATCGCGCCGCAACACCGCCAAGGCTTTGGGAGAGTAGGCCGCCAGCGCCACGAGCCCCGGTGACGAACTTTCCTGCCGCCGCTACGCCCGGCGCTCCGGCCCCACCTAGCAGGCCCCCGCCAATGGCCTGAGCCGGATTTGCGCGCTCCCATTCGCTTTGCGCGATGTTTTCAGCAGCACGGGAAGCGTTGTAAGCATCGCCCGCGCTGTAACCCGCACCCTCACCGATACCAAGACGCTCGCCAAGGTTTTGGAGGCCCGCGATACCAGCCGCGATGCCAGCATTGGTTTGGCGGGTAAGGCCAAGGGTGGCCGCATTGGACGCCTGATCTATAAAGTCCCACTGCCCGGTAGATTCCCCATCAATCCCAAGGTGGGCGTTGGAGAGGCGGTTCTGAGCGTCAGAGACGGCACGTCCAGTAGGCGTGTAAACCTCTTCGACAAAGCGGGCCGCAGCCTCTTCCGAGGTCGCCGGAACAGGCAACACACGACCGTCACCCAAGCGGACATTGTAGGTCGAAATTTCCTCGCCCGCTGGATTGATTGCGGCCCAGCGCTGAGCATATTCACGAGCGCTACGGGCATCACGAATCGACTGGTCAGCGTTCAGATCAAGAACGCGACCATCCTCCAGAGTGATGCGCCACTTGCGGCCCTCTTCCGCCATTACGGAATCCTCTCAACGGAAACGACAGCGGTACGATTAGAGCGTCCACGCAAGCGGGAGTTTTGGCTTTCTCGGCTTGCCGGAACTTGGCGAACCTGACCGTCAGGCGAGACGTACCAATCACCCGCAGGGAGAGAGCGGACGTTGAAGCCTTCGGGCGGAACACGCGGGTTAGCTCGCGTCCCCAGCACCGCGTTACGGTTTCGAGCCCCAGATTGATTCAGGCGCTCGACAGTCGCTCTCTGGGCTTGCGAGGGCTCGACGTTGCCGCGCGGAACCGGAGAGTTGCCCCGGACCGGAGGTGGGTCGTAATACTGACGCCAAGCCGCCTGAGAACCATTTAGCGTTCCGTTCTGGCGGGCGTAGTTATCAAGAAACTCTGCATAGAGTTGACGGCGAGCGCCCTCTTGACGGCCACGGTCAATCAGGGCCGTGTTAGTTTGCTCTGGCTGAGACACGCTAGGCGAAGCTTGCAGGAACAGAGAAAGGTCGCGGTCCGAGGTCGTACCCGAACCCGGAACCCGTTGAGCCGGAGCCAGACGGGCCGTAATCGCATTCATGGAGGCGACTTCGGGGTCAAAGGAACCGACCACTTGACGCGCAAACGGGATAGCCATAGCGCCGCCAGTGCCTTGGCTCTCCTGAAGCCGGGCAAAAGACTCAAGGTCGCTTAGGTCGGTCTGAACCGCCGCAGCACTATCACGGGCCTCTTGTATCGAGATTCCCTCGCGCGTCGAAAGGCCCCCAACCCGACGAGGAGCGCCACCGCGCGGACCGGGCGCTGTCATCACGCTTCCATCAAGTCCGCGAGTGCCGCCAGCAGGAACGCTAGGCCCCGCACGCTCCCAAGACGCTTGATTGTTCGGGTCGCCGCCACGGAAGCGGTAGCCGTCGATAACCTGTCCTACAGTAGGTCCGGGCATTACCAATTCCTCTGCCAAGGTGGGGCGGGAGCCTGAGCCGACGCAGCAGCGCGAGGAGCGGCGCGAGCACGGGGAGGCGCACGGCCAGCAGCAGCCACGCGGCCACGGTAAGCCGGGTCAGCAGGACCGCCGGGGATATACTCAAGTCCCCCGCCCTCACCCATCCGCCAGCCGAAATCGACCTTTGGTCCTTCTTCCGGGAACTCAACTTCAAAGCCCGGATTCTGCCCGGTCCGATAAACGCCCCGTTGGGTGTTGAGGTACGTGGGCCGCGCCGAGTCCCGAGCATCATCTTCACGCTCTCCCAGCATACGGAAGAACGATTCGGGATTGGCGTTGAACACAAGCTGGTCTTGCGGGCTGAGATTCAGAGCCGAGGCCATCTTGGCGATCTGGATGCGCTGTTCAGCGGCGGCTTGGGCCTGAGCCTGCGCGGCACGCTGTTGAGCAATCTCTTCCGCTCGATTTCCGCCGTCGCCAATGTCCTGAAGTTGAGCCCCGAACGTGTTCAGGCGCTCAACGAAGTTTCCCTCGCCCCGGTTGGCGTCAAGCCAGCCCATCAAGCCGCCCCGGCGCGTAGAGTTGGAAGAGGCGACAGGCGTAGTGGTCTGCATAAGACCGCCACCGTTCCGGGCCATCTTCCCTGCCGCCTGCATGGGGAATGCAAAGAGACTCACGAAACCCTCCCGTAATCCACCATCATGAACCCGCCCGGACCTTCCATGGCGGCTTGAGGCTGCTCATCGGCCATCACGCCAATCTCCAGATCGTCGCTCCAGAGGTAGTTATACGCATACCACCCCCCGCCAAGCGCAACAATATTTCTCTTAAGGCGACGATCTGAGAACAAAGCAGCCAGAGACGCGCCAGTTTGGGCGACTTGTCCCACGGAGCTAAGCAAGCTTGGCGAATTTGTGTTGGTGGTCGTTCCGTTGGTTTTGGAGCCGTTGAACAGGCCGTATTGCCCTTGCCCGTAGAGCCCCCCAAGGGCCTGCAACATCGAAAGGTCAGCCGTCCGCATATTGGCATCAATGCCGCGCTGAACACCGCCAAGCTCCGACAGAAGCCCGATGTTAGACCGCTCATCAGCCCCTTGAGCCTGCCCCAAGTTTCCGAGGAGGCCAGCGGCGGATAGGTTGCGGTTCTGGGCGTCTGCGTAGAGCCCTTGGCCGGTGTTGAATGCCTGATCCCTCAGTTGAGCTTCAGCAGCAGCCCGGCCCGATCCTTGCTCTCCGGCTTGAAGCGCTTGAGCAACACCAAAGCGAGAACCACCAAAGCCGTTATTCCGCGCTCCAGCAGCAGCCAGAGCCGCGTTCTGGCGGGCAGAGTTGGAGTCGTAACCGGCCAGCGTCGTGTTCACCACGTCGTTGGTGTAGGGCGACATAAAGTCCTGCGCCGTGCCGTTGTTCACCGCTCCGCGCGCAACCCCCGCCGCCTCACCGAAAAGCGGAGAACTTGTCATGCCGCCAGCTTGATCAAAGGCTTGTTGCTGGAGAGGGCTCGCGGGCGCAACGAGGTCTTGAGCGTTGGTATTCGCCCCCCAGTTCTGGACCTGACCCGTATAACCCTGCAACGCATTGTTGACCCACGAAGGGTTAGTCGCCGTCGTGGCCGTATCGACCTTTTGAGTGGTCTTGCTCTTGCTCACAGCGATTTCCTAAGCGTGACCGATTGGAAGACGTATCCTTCGGCCTTAAGCGAGCGCTCCCAGCCCTTGCGGCCCTCAATCAGAGAGTCCGTGCAGCCGTTCAAGCGTCCAAAAGCCTCAACCCCGAGAGCCATTTGCTTTAGCTCCTCCATGTCGCCGCCAGCGGTCAGGACAGAGATTGCCTTGCCCTCGCCAAAGGGGGAAATCTCCGTGACCATCGCGCACGCCTTGCCGGGCCAGAACATCGCGCCACGCTGAACGGCCTGCAAAACGTCGATCATGGTCAGCGGGCTATGCTCAAGGCCAGCCTCCAGCCACGCCTTGCAACGCTCAAACTGCACAAGTTCCGGCGTCGGATTGGGCGGGACAAGAGTCAAGCTCGGCTCGATCCCCATATCGGAAAGCTCTTCGTTCAGGTTGTTCATTGGAATCCAGAACCCTCGCTCTCAAACTCCGGCTTGCCGACACGAACAAACGTCGGAGCAGACGAACCGGACAACTTTATTCTAGCAATTCGACCTGTAGCACGAAAATCCTTCTTTGGCTTGCCGGGAGCAAGCACGTATGGACCGTGCGCCTTTTCGGTTGCCTGAGGATATTTACGGGTTACGACCTCAAGGTTGACTGCTCCGACCTGTGATTCAAAGTCAGGCCAGATGCCCTTCAACATCAGGAATTGAGACGCATCAGTGATGTATTGATCCGCCGTTTCCATGCTCCAATCCAGCACGTCGCCATCCGCGCTTTGTCCGCGCTCGTGGAGGTAGATATTGCCGAAATAGTCGGTCCCGATGGGGTAGGCTCCGGGGCCAGAGTCCAACATGGAGGTACGGGACATATGGCCTCTAGACCACGCTCCATCCAAGACAGAGGCGGCAACATACCGATTGTTCTCTATACCAGCCGCAATGGCTGCGTAGGCCGTCAGGCTACCACCGTCTCCGGTGTCCAGATCGGCCACGCCATCAACCGAAAGCTCGATCTCATCCAGAAGCTCGCCCGAAAGGTCAGGGTAGTCCCACCGAACCTCCCCGAACTGAGAGCATGAAGAGGCAAACACCTTGTCTGTCTGGATCGCAGGCAGGTTCGCCTTAACTTCGGCCTGCAACGGAGACTGAACGATTTGCGGAGCCCCGCCGAGAGAGCATTGGAAAAACTGAACCTCTGGCGTCATCCAGTAAGCGACTTGGGAGACAACGACAGCAGCATTCGGGCCAATCAAACCACAGTGATCGCCCACACGATCAAAACGCCACGTCTGATCAGGATTCCCAATGAACTGCCCCCGAAACAGGCTGGAGTCGGTCCAGACGTACACTAGATCGCCAATGAGGCGCGCGGCGACAATGCGTCCACCGCCCTCAAGAATGACCTCCCCCGCGTTGTTGCTTGGAAGCGTCGTCCAGACAGTCGGGTCCTCAATGTCGCTGAACCGAATGCAGAGCGGGTTGAAGTCGCCCGATACCTCTTCGTTGCAGCCGAACGCCATCACCTGCCGCTGAGGCACAACGAGGGTATAGGTCACGTTCTCCGGGGCGTTGGTGAGCGGGACCGCTGGGCCTACCGTCTCCGCCGTATAGAAGAATATCGTTTGATTGCGTGGGTTGGCGACAAGGGCCGTACCATAGCTAGACAGGCTCCACGTCAGGGGGAAGTAATCCACCGTGGACGGCTCAGAATATTCTCCCGTCGAATACGTCCCCGTTCCGTACCCTTGCCCCCCGGTGCCGTCCACATTCCCCGGCACAAACTCTACAGGTGTAATGTCGAGCAGTTGCCCGCCGTAAGATAGCTCAAGGCTGGTTGGCGTGCCAAAGCCAACGATCAGGTTGGCGGTAAGGTCCGTATAAGCGTGAATCCCCCGGCACGGACCCGACAGGCTCTCGCCGGAGAAGCGCTCCCATCCTCCAATGACTTGAGCCTTGCCGCGCCAAAAACGCACTTTGTCCACGTTCGCCCATGCGCCATCACCAACGGAAAATGTCGTGTCGTCCGTATTCACGCCGGGAGGGATGGAAAGCGGAACTCTCACAGGATCACCGACACCCCGAAGCGGTCCGGGTCATCGCTGGTCACGACACCGCCTGACAGCAAGACCGTGTTGATGATGATAGAGGAAGTCGAACGAGAGGCCACAAAGGCTTGGAAGAACGGAGCCCCCGAGGTCTTTTCGCAGAAGACGCTGAGAATGTAGTTCGCATTAGGCAGCGGCGAGCCGAAGGTCAGCGTGTAGAGCCCGATGGCGTTTCGGACGCAGGTGATATTCACAGGCGTTCCCAGAGCCGCACCCGTCGTCCCCGTGAACAGCCCAGCCGCCCGAATATAGGGCGCAACCGAAGCCGCAGTCACACGGCCTTTCGCATCAACCGTGAAGTTGCCGTAGGTCCCTGCCGACACTCCCGTATTGGCAAGCGTAATCGCCGCCGACACGCTGGCTTGTCCGTCGATTGCGGGCAGGGTAGCCGTTGCGTCTCCCGTCAGGCTTAGGTCGCGAGGCGTGGTCCACCGGGTAGCGCTGGAGGCGTTGCCTGTTACCGGCCCACTGAAGGAGCCCGAGAACGCAGGAGAGGTGATGGCCGGGGCTTGAATAGCCCCCGTATAAACAGCGCCGGAAAGCTGGGCGGCGTTTACAATCCGTGAATCATCACCCGCAGCCACAGTGCCAGCAGCGGTGCCGACATTCAGCAGAGCCGCCCCCGCCAAGGACAGTTTGGCTCGTATTTGAGACGGCGAGCCCCACGAAACCGAAGTCCCGCCATTGCTGAACAGCATGTAGTCCAAGGTTCCGGCAGGGAAGACGTTCGTCCACGAAGTTGCCGTGCCGTCCGTAGTCAGAAACTTGCCCGCTTGACCCGCCTGTCCGGGAAGGGACGCCGACGCAAACGCGGTCGCATCCGTATAGGCCTGAGCCGCCGCCAGAGTAGCGTCAAGCTGCTGCTTGTTAACCGCGTCTTGGGCGTTGACGCCATTAGCGAGGTTCCGAACGATGCTGTTCTGGAAATCCTGTCGCTTGCTGGTCAGGCAGTTAACGCCGTCGCAGATTACCGGGAGAATGTCTCCCGAGGACACGACAGCCGTCGTCCCACTACCCGTGGTCAGGGTGACGTTGCCGCTCGACGTGTTGCGGACGATGTAAAGCTTGCTCTGAGCTGGAATGGTGATGACGCCACCGGCTCCAGTGCAGAGCAAAATCATGTTGCGGGCTTGGTTTACGACGTAGTTGGTCGAGGACAGCGTAATCGGATAGCTGCTGACCGTCGTCGCGCCCGCAATAGCCTCCGTGAGGCGCGCCAAGGCGTCGTTGAGGTGCGGTTGCCCCCATACGTTCAGGTTTTCGCCAGCGGCTTGCTGTTCGATATTCAGGAGGGGCGTAGGGCTAGAGGGCATTCCACGTCGCTCCGTCGCTGTAAACAGGCTGGTTAAGGGTCAGGTCGCGAGCAAAACATCCCGCCCATTGAGCCGGGTCAGGAAGGTCCGCCGTAGCATATCCGGCAAGAAGGATCGGGCGCTGGGCTTGAACAAAGGCCGTGTTGATCGAAAGCGCGGCCCGCTTCCACCATGCGGGGGTTTCAGGCTCTATCAGGATTGGATTGGAAGTCACCATGACCCACGCATCCTCCCTGTGCCGATTTGAAGGCTCGCCTCATTGCGAAGATCGGACAACGCCTCCTGCTGCGCCCCAAACGCCGTAGAGGCTCCTGCATCGTCACGGAAGTAGTCCCGGTACAGCAGATACCGAACGCGCGACGCGATCAGATCGTAACCCTGCACCAGCCAAGCGTTAGTCGAGCTATCGTCATCATAGTCCAAGGCTGGCGTAACTTCGCGCACGCCAAGGAAGATCAGAGGGTAGCTGGTGTTGGGGATCGGGTAGAGCCTGACCTGTCCATCCGAGACGGAGAAGTCCGTGGGCTGGCCCGCAGAGGTCGCGTAGCCGTTCCATTCCTCGATCACCTCATAGGACTGCATCCGCAGCGGATAGCGGTTGCTCCCCACCTGAACGCTAAGTGTGTCGATGAACTTCAGGCCTTCGGGAAGGGGGGAATATTCACCCGTCGCCGTCTGGACAATGCGCGCTTCGTTGAACGTAAAGCGCTGGCTTTCAAAATAGACAATGGCACGCTGAATGACCTCCACGAAAGCCGCTGCCAGCTCATCGTCCAGATCATCCCGGTTCGTTTCCGCTTTGATGCGGGTTTTCAGATCGCCTAGCGTTGCCATGAAGGATCGGGGAGAGAGCCGAAACCCTCTCCCCTTACGCCTTAGATATTCGGGACGTAGAAGATCGTAACCACCGCAGCGCCAGCCGAGGGAGCAGTGCCGGTGTAGTTATACCGAACGAAAAGCTCCGTATCGACGGACGAAGACATGATGCCGCCGAGAGTGGCCGGAGCAACCGGGGTCACACCGACCGAACCCAGCGCCTGAGCCGAGACAAGAGCGGTCGGAGCGCCAGCCGTACCAACGTCGAGGGTGTTGGTCGTGCCAGCGTTAAACGCGGTCTGGATCGCCACATTGACCGAGGTCACTACGGCGTTGGCCGGAACAGCCGAGCCCACGCTAAGCTGAATAGCCGTCGCAGGAGCCGAGTTGAAGGCCAGATTGTAGCGGATGAAGTGTTCTTGCTGGGTGTCGTTTTGACGTGCCGTAACAGTCATTGTCCGTCCTCCTTACGAGGTGAAGGTGTGGATGCCGATTTTCGAGAAATCAGCGGAGTTGTAACGGGTTGCCTTCAGACCGAAGATCGCACCGGCTTCGACACCAAGTTGGTTGCCGTAGTCAAACAGTTCTTCGTTCCAGTCCCAGCCGCCATACGATTGACCGCCGCCGAAGCCCAGCGAGACAGCCTGAGCGCCCGCCAGAACAGCACGACGGGCAGTCGCGACCGAAGCGCCCGTGGACGAGTTGACCCCCGGAGTGATGCGGGTCGATTCGTGCAGCACGACGCCGTTGTATTCGCCCAGAGCGCCCGTATAGATCGGGGACTTGGCACCCACACCACCGGCCAGAGCGGCCTTCTGAATGTCCAGCCATTGGCCGGTCGAGGTGTTGGTACGCAGCTGGGTGACTTGGTTGGTGTGAAGGAACAGGACGTACTTGTCTTCGCCATCGACACGCACCGGACGCATGACCGGAGTCGCCAGTTTGGCCGCAGCCACCGCAGCGTCGATCAGTTGAAGCGAGAACTCATCACCCGCGACAAGCGATTGGTCGTTGGCGCGAGCATTCGGACGGATGACCGTGGTCGGGGCCAGAATGGCGTTGTTGCCGGTGTAGCGAAGATCGGTCTGGACAGTGTAGCCACACAGTTGGTTGAAGAAGGCGGTGTCCATACGGCCCGACCACCAGTCAACCAGACCATCCTTGGCTTCCTCGCGGATGCTCCACGGGATGCGCTGTTCAGTCATCTTGCCCGCCGAACGGACGGCATGGCGAAGCTGATCAATCAGCAGATTGTCGGTGTAGGTGGTCAGACGCTCTTCGTTGCCCTCCAGAGTGCCGTCGCCCAGCACGCCGTCGCCGGTCAGCTGCATACGAAGGGTCATGGTGAGGCGGTCGCCAGCGGACTTCTTGAAGTCGTTCTTTTGCTGGATCAGGCTATTTGCGCCATCGCCAATGAACTTGCCAATCCACGTAGCCTTCAGGGCTTCGCGGGCAAGGACTTTCGACCAAAGCTTGACGGATTCGGGCGCATTAACGCCATAGGAAGTCAGGGCCATTTCGAGGCTCCATAAGGGGTTTCAAGGCTGTTCTCGCGCTATCGTCCCGTGACAGCATCCGAACGGCCTTGACCCGCCGTGGGCTCGCGTCGTGCCGTGACGCCCCCGTTAGCCCGCCTTGCGCGTCTGTTCACGAAGCCTAGCAAAGGCCTTGTCGAACTCTGCGCCGTCCAGCTTGGAAACAGACTCCATGGTGAGATTCGACCCACCCTGTTTTCCGCCCATCTGGCTCAACGAACGTGAGGACTGCTGCCCTCGTGCAATGGTCTGTAGCTTTTCAGACGGTTTGTCAACAACAGGCTTGCGCTGTTCCCCACCAAAGCCGCGATTTTTTGCCAAATTATAGACGACTTCGGCAGGGTCTTTGCCGGATTGCATCGTTCGGGCCACCAGACCGACAAACTCATCTGTCAGCGCCTTGTTCAACTCTGCGCCCGTATAGCCCTGCTCCTCATAGTCCTTGATCCGGGACTGACGGAAGAACTCGGCGGCGTCGTTGTAATCGGGCTGGATAGCGCGGAAATCGCCCTCATACTCCTGCATCCGCGTATTGATCTGCTGGAACTGGCGCTCTTGCTGGGTCTGAGCCTGCGTCTGGCGCTGCTGCTCTTGATGCTCCCGGCTCATCTTCTCCGCAATAACGCGAAGGGCCTCAAGATTACCGATAGGGTCGTCAACAGCCGAAGGAATCTTGCTGAAGTCGATTTCAGCGTCCTTCCCACCGCCACGCTCAAGGGCGTTCAGGCGCTCTTCAAGGCGGGATGCACGGGCTTCCGCCTCCTGACGCTGACGGCGCTCGGCATGGGCCATACGGGACTTGTCCGCCGCGACCTTCTCCAGACGCGCTAGGCGATCATCCTCTGGGCTGGGCTGCTGCTCTTCCTGTTCCTCTTCCTCGTTCTCGACAAGAGGCGCGTCCTGCTCTTGGCGAGCGGCATCAAACTCGGCTTCAAAGCCGTCATCGTTCTGTTCAGCGAAATCAACGTCAGACATTTTCAGTCCCTCCAAGGTTTCCAACGATATTCATAAGGTCCGCCTCGGCTTGCGCTCTCATCGACTCTGTGAGGTCGCGGGCCGCTTCGGCTTCGGTCTTCTGGGCGTCGGCCACGTTCTTTCCGACCTCGCTTTGGGTCTTCTGGACTGTAGCCTTAAGCCCTTCCATTCCCAACACAGCCTGTTGCTCGGCCATCGGGTCGGGAGGGGGCGGTTGAGTGATAGCCTTGGCGATCTTCTCGGCCAGAGACGCAGGCAAGGGCGAATAACGGATAACCTCGGCCAGAACTTCCGGCGGGGCATCTGCAAGCATCCCTTGGAACTGCGTCAGGATCGCAAACACACGCTCCTTCTGGTTCGGACTCGACGGCGCTTCATCAACGATCACGTCATACTTCGTCGCCTCAGGAGACAGGGCGAGCGGGAC